ATCAAAGTCATCATTGGCAATCACAGTCCTGATGAGAATGACCACCACATGATCAACGATATGGCGCAGCGCTATGACTTTGAAGTCATTGACACGCACCTTATCTGTCCTGGCGATCAAGTGGCGCATTACGCTTATCTTTGGGATCAGGCGGACTCGGATTTAGTGCGCTTTGTGTATGACGATGATGTGATTTATCCATCTTCAACGTCCTATTTAGTCGATTTGGCGGATCATCACCGCGACGCCGTGATGTTTTGGCATCAACGCCACTGGATTGACGGTGCCGGGCGTTTTCTTCGCGCACCGGGTTTTATCGATCAAGATGAGCTGATGAAGTCATCACGCGAGAACATCTTGCGGCTTATGGCGATGCACAAGAACTTTATTGGCGAGCCTTCGTTTGTGATGATGGATCGCTCCAAGTGCGCATTCACCATGACCTACGCGCCACTTGGCGAGTTGGCACCGAGGCATTATTTGGGTGACGTGACTTCGTATCTGGAAGCCACGCGCCACGGGCCAGCGGTAGGTGGTGGGGCGCACCTGGGGGCGTTTCGTTTGCACGCGAACCAAGACTCCAATAAAGACAACCCGCGCCACACATTAGGGATTGTGGATTGGGAAATGTTCATGCGCTACGAATACCTTGGCGGCAACATCAATCGCGTAACCGCTGAAGATTGGGGGCGTACGGTTTTGCAGACTTACTGGGCTGAGATGGAGCGCAGACCGCAGTTGCGTTTATTTCACTCGCGTTTGTCAGCGGACATGGCGTTTAACAAACTCGCCAGCATGAGCGGATTTCTTCAGGATTACCACGCGTTGCGCATGAATCTTGCACATTGATGCGCGAATGTGCTAGTGTCGGCCCCCAAATGGGGGTAGTGCCATGAAAGCCAAGCCAGTGTGGGATAAAGCGCGTCCGAAGTCGTTGGGCAAAAGCGAACCGTTATCCAAGAAGGAAAAGGCCAGCGCCAAAGCCATGGCGAAATCCGCTGGAAGACCCTACCCAAACCTCGTTGACAATATGCGTGCGGCGAGGTCTAAGAAATGAGCAAGCAAGTACGAGATTCAGCCGGGCATTTGTGGCCTGAGATTGTCGGAAGGCTTGGCACAAACACCAACATCACCACATCCGATGTAAGCCAGCAATCGCACGCCGCTGGCACTGGTGTGACGCTGATGCGGATTGCTAACGGATCAAATGCCGGTTATCACTGTCATTTTGAGGTAGGTAGCAATCCAACGGCATCCGAATCATCACCGATCATTCCCGCTAATACGGTGGTTTACATTACCGTTTCGGCTGGCGATAAAGTGGCTATTGTTGCAGAGCAAAACCACACCATGCGTGTTTCTATGACGGACATACTGCCATCATGATGAAAAAGACCAAAGCCGAGAAGAAAATCTCCAAAGTTATGCGCGAGTACAGGGCGGGCAAGTTGCATTCCGGTAGCAAGAAAGGGCCGGAAGTGACAAACCCTAAGCAGGCCATAGCCATTGCGCTGTCTGAAGCCGGTAAAGCGAAGAAAAAGTGATGGAATGCCCTATTGAAACCAAAGACCCTGTTGCGAATCTAAAGCATCGCAATTGGGCGTTTGCCAATGTGGGTTACGGTCCTGCCAACCCTGAATTGCCTAATCGTGAATTTTGGGACGCCAAAGCCGAAACGTGGAATACGGACCTGGCGCAAGCCAAGTCGATGCGTTGCGGTAACTGCGCCGCCTTCATCCAAACGCCTGAAATGATTGAGTGCATCACAGGTGGTATGGAGGGTGAAAACGGCGAAGAAGGCGAAGAGGAAAACGGCGAATCATACGAAGAAGGCGAAAGCGAAGAAAACGAAGACTTAGAGATGGCAGTGCAAGACGCTGCCGATCTTGGTTACTGCGAACTATTTCACTTCAAATGTGCAGCGGCACGCACCTGTGACGCCTGGTTAGTTGGCGGACCCATTACATCAATGGCGAACTCACGCCGCCAGCGCGAAGCCGTTGAGTTTCAGCGCGTCAACTTTATGCGTGAGGAAGATTGATGAAAACGCCAGCGTGGCAGCGTAAAGAAGGCCAAAGTCCAAGTGGTGGATTGAACGCCAAAGGCCGCGCATCGTACAAAGCAGAAACAGGCGGCACGTTAAAAGCGCCTGTGAAGTCTGGAGATAACCCAAGACGCGCCAGCTTTCTTGCGAGAATGGGCAACATGCCCGGTCCAGAATACAAAAATGGCGAACCAACGAGACTTTTGTTAAGCCTAAAGGCTTGGGGTGCATCAAGCAAAGCCGATGCACGAGCAAAAGCCAAAGCCATTAGCGCAAGAAATAAGGGTAAGTAAATGGACGTTGAAATGAACCTCGCTACCGGCGTCAAGTCCGGCGAACCCATGGACGAGACTGAAGTTCAAGCCATTGTTGCGGCTGAACTCGTTGACGCTACCAATTTTATTGACTTAGAAATTGGCAATCTTCGCGCCCGCGCCACGGAATACTACTTTGGCGATCCATTTGGCGATGAAGAAGAGGGGCGCAGCCAGGTTGTATCGATGGATGTGCGCGACACAGTGCAGGCCATTTTGCCAAGCCTCATGCGCATTTTCTTCTCATCAGAGAACGTTGTTCAGTATGTGCCGCGCAGCATGGAAGATGCGCCGATGGCAGAGCAGGCCACGGACTATGTGCGCTATATTTTGAACGAAGACAACAATGGCTTTGTGCTGTTTCACTCCATCTTCAAAGACGCTTTGGTACGCAAGACGGGCGTTTGTAAGTGGTGGGTCGATGAGCACATCGAAGTCAAAAACGAAAATTACAGCGGCCTTGATGACGCGCAACTGTCGTTAATTCTTGGTCAGGAAGGTGTTGAGATGGTGGATTTAATGTCCGCCGAAGACCCGTCAGCGCCGCCGCCGGTGATTGACCCAATGACGGGTCAGCAACTTACGCCAACGATCATGATTCATGACGTGACGGTAAGCCGTAAGATCATCACCAAACGTTTCCGCGTTGAAAGCCTGGCGCCTGAAGAATTCATCGTTGATCGCAGAGCGCGAACGCTTGAAGACGCAGACATTGTGGCGCACAGAAAGCTTGCTACCGTGTCTGAGCTGGTCGCCATGGGTTATGACCAGGAGTTGGTTGAGTCCAACACAGGCGAAGACGAACTCGACACAAATATTGAGCGCATTGCGCGTAACCCTGCGCAAATGATGTTTGGCGAATCAGCCAACAATCCAGCGCAACGCCGCGTGCTTTACACCGAATCCTATATCCGCATGGATATGGACGGTGATGGTGTGGCGGAACTGCGCAAGATTTGCACCATGGGACCGTCCTACAAGATCGTTGCCAACGATCCGGCAGATGATGTGCCTTTTGCTTATTTCTGTCCTGATCCTGAACCACATACGCTTTTTGGTATGTCCACGGCTGATGTGACCATGGACATTCAGCGCATTAAGTCAGTCATTCTGCGCAACATGCTTGATTCATTGGCGCAATCCATTCATCCGCGTACAGGCGTGGTTGAAGGTCAAGTCAATCTTGACGACGTACTGAATAATGAAAACGGCGCCATCATCAGAATGCGTGCGCCTGGCATGGTTCAGCCGTTCACCACACCATTTGTTGGCGGTCAGGCATTCCCGATGATGGAGTACATGGACCAGGTGAAAGAAGCACGCACTGGCATGTCCAAAGCCTCCATGGGTCTAAACGCCGATGCACTGCAATCCACAACCAAGTTGGCGGTACAAGCTACGGTACAGGCCGCGCAGCAACACATTGAATTGATCGCTCGCGTGTTCTCTGAAATCGGTATGAAGCGTTTATTCAAAGGTTTGTTGCGTTTGATTACGCAGCATCAAGACAAGCCACGCGTCATTCGCTTGCGCAATCAGTGGGTGCAGATCGACCCACGCGGTTGGGATGCCTCGATGGACGTAAGCGTGAACGTTGGCCTTGGTACGGGCGGCATTGATGAAAAGATTCAATTCTTGCAAGCCATTGCCGGCAAGCAAGAACAGTTGCTCCAAACACTTGGGCCAAATAATCCCTTAGTGACCATGGGCCAGTACGCAAATACGCTCACCAAGTTAGTTGAGATGGCGGGATACAAAGACTCGTCGCAATTCTTCAATCAATTGCCGATGGACTTTTCACCGCCACAGCAACAACCGCAACCAGACCCAACACAAGCTTTGGCGCAAGTACAGATTCAATCGATTCAAGCTGACATTCAAAAGAAAGCCGCCGAACTTGCATTGGAGCGCGAGAAGATGATCCGCGCTGATGACCGTGAGCGTGATCGTATAGCGCAAGATGGCATCCTGAAACGTCAGGAAATGGAGTTAAAGTATCAAGTTAACTTAGCGGCAACGCAGGCAGAGATTGATGCCAAAGTTGCCATGGACCGTGAACGATTGCAAATGCAAGCAATTAACCAAGCCCAACAAGCCGTTACAGCGGCGCAACCCATGCAATGACACCTGACGAAAAAGTAAGACGAGCACAGGAAGCTGAACGCATTTTGAATTCCACGCTTTACCAAGAAGCGTGGCAAAGCATAAGAGAATCGTTGTTTGAAGAGTGGACCGCTTCGCAGGATGCCAAGCACCGCGAAATGATCTTTCATGATTTCAAAGCCATGGACCGTCTTCAAACTTACTTTGGAAGCGTGATAACTGACGGTACGTTGACCCGTATGGCGGCTGATCGCCAACGGAAACTGACCAAATCTTGATGGAGCGCAATAAATGAGTGACAATGTAGCAACCGTTGAAAGCGATAGCACAGCGGGCATGACGGTGGCGCAAGCCGCCAAAGCCTTTGAGGATATGTTTGCCGAACCCGGAGAACAAACAGAAGCCCAGGCGCAAACGGACGAGGCGCAAGCCAAATCCGATGATGTTGGCGATGCAGAGATAGATGCGGATGAGCAAGGCGAGGCATCCGAAGAAGTCGAAGCATCGAGCGAGTCAGACGAAGACGCTCAAGAACCAGAGCAATCCAGCGAGCCACCAAAGTTCACCGTCAAGATTGATGGCAAAGAACAAGAGGTTGAACTCAATGAGTTGATCAACGGCTACCAGCGAACGGCTGACTACACACGCAAAACGCAAGCATTGGCTGAACAGCGCAAGGCCGCTGAAGCCGAGCTGAACGCGGTGCGTGAAGAGCGGCAAACTTACGCTCAATTGCTTACGGCTTTGCAACAGCAAATCCAACAGCAGCAGGAAAACCCGATTGATATGGAGAGTCTATACAGGGACGATCCAATCGAATGGGTGCGGCAAACCGAGTTGCAACGTCAGCGCAACGAGAAATTGGCAGCATCA